AAATACTCCCGATGTTGCCATATTTTTGTTTAATTTTTATGCTCTTATTTTATGCAAATATATTCAAAATCAATTATACATTTTGCCATTGAATATTTAAGTTTTCCCAATTGGTAAACACCTGATTCCATATCAATCGTGCATCTGTATAAATACGGCCCGAAATCTTAAAATCAACCGAATATGTTGAAACGTTTTCCATCTGTGAAACCTGCTCAACGTTTTGGATATACCCTAACCCATAGTAAAACATCCCGGCCGTTTGAAATACCCATTGAACCTGTGCACGTGTAATTATTCTTTCAACAAATTGATTGTAATTAACTGAATCAGAATAATCAATCAAACCATCAGCCGTGAATGATGCTGATCGTTTACCGGCCAAAACTTCTTTCCAACCCTGTGAATTTTTATTGGTAAATTCGGCCATATCCATTTGCAAAGACATCGTGGCTGATTTGGAATGTCCTAATGCCACATCGCCTTCATACAAAACAACATTGGTGCCGTTTACTAATGCCATTAAACCGCAGGTGATTCAATTTCCGTCAATACGGGTTCCGGTGTTGGTTCCGGTGGTACCGGTGGGATATATTCGCCTGTGATGGTCAAATTTAATTGCTGTGCAACCCAATCCCACGCATACGCATCAACTTCCCATTGTGCATATGCCTCGCCATCCATTGTCAAATTGCCCTGTGCAACCTGTGGCCCAATTGTCTGATCATCATTTTCAGCACTCAATGAATAATAAAACGTTGCGGATGTTCCCAACGTTACATTGACCGCATATGCGTTCAAAATTTTGGCCTCTTTTACCTGACCATTGTCCCAAATTGAAACCGGTTGAATAGTTTTCATATATTATAGTTCTATTTCTTCTTCAATGTTTGTAAACTCAACACCCTCAACCCAATCTTTCAGGAATCCAAATTCCTCTAATCCCTCAGGATTGATTACCTGAATTAATTCAAAATCAACCTCAGTCAAATTCAATGACTTTGATTTCTCAGTCAATTTTTTTAATCCATCTTTTGTGTACGAATAGCCTCCATTTTCTTTTAAAATTAGGTTGCCATCTTTATCAACTGATGCATTGTCCAAACGAAATTCCTCTGCCTGTTCCTCATATTTATCCAAATATGGCTTTAATTTCTCGTTAATTTTAGCCAATTTCTTTTGTGCCTTAGTCTTTTGATCACCGGCAAAATGGCTTAATACACGTGATAAAACAATGATTTCTGCGTACTTCTTTTTCATTTTATGTTGATTTGGTTGTTTATATTACAAATATACAGATTATGGACAATACGTTGCACCTGTCACAATTTGAATTGATCCATTGTAACCTGATGGAATGTTTGTTTGTGGGCCTTGTGAAATGCCGTTATACCAATAATAAACCGGTGTGGAACTCGGCAAAATATACCGCTGACCATATCCCAATATTGGTGCAATACGTGTCCACGCAACCGGGCCACCATTACACGCATTTAATTGATAATATGTGTATTGAATTGCCACCAATTGGCTTTTAACTACTAATTCATTATTTGGCACACCAATCAATGGCACCGGACTGATTTCAATATAGGATTGAATTAATTCTTTTCGTACGCAACGGCTTGCCGGAACACCTGATGGTGGCATCGGCAATAATTGCAGGAAATATCCATTATTGCAGGCATTTATTAAGCTATCCCACGAACACGTTTGATTTGATGCGACTGATGTCCATTGCATATTTTTTACCTATTTAAAACTCCAAAAAGAATGCCAAATATGATCTGATATTTCAAGTTTTAATCCAAAATCATTTGTAATCAAAATTCCTGAATCAGTTTTTGTCATTTTAACATTTCCATTAATGCTTAATCCATTTAAAAAAGTAATCATATCAATTCAGGTTTAATTGTTTTTCTAATTCCGCAACCCTTTTTTCTAATCTTGCAATTTTTGCCGTGTGAACTTCACGATATGATAATGTCAAAAATCCATCAGCATTTTTTTCAACTGCAAATGGCATTAATTTTTCGGCATCTTGTGCAAAATATCCAAATTCTAATTTGCCATTCTTTTCATATAATTTGGCTTCTAAATTTTCAATTTCTGCAATTTGTGCTGATCCATCAATTAATGTTTTTAAACGCATATCTGATGATTCAAAAAATGCTGTTGCTGTTATATTACCACCTGAACTGAATGTAATTGTTTCTGCTCCCCCATTTGTATGAAATCCAAATCTATTTGGATTTGCATAATAACGCAAACGTCCGCCATAATCGCCACCATCTGCTTTGCTAAAATCAATCCATCCGCCATTTACATCTGATGTGCTTAATTCAATAAATGCATAGGTATCTGCATAAACACCAATTGATGCAGATGGAACAGATGGTGTATTACTTGCCTGACCTTGTGTTGTAAAAAATCCGCCACCACCTCTAAATCCTGATGATGAATTTGTGACTCCATTTACATTTAATTTATATCCTGCATCTGTTGATGTTCCAATTAAAACATTTCCATTTGAATTCATTCTCATTATTGGTGAACTAGCAATGTAATGGATAATATAACTATTTGATGCATTAATTAATAATCCACCTGCTGAATCACTTCTAAAATCTGTATAAACTGATCCTGACGTATCATAGGCAATCCTTAATTGTTCACCTGTTGTTACAATATCTAATTTCCTAACAGGCGAAATAGTCCCGACCCCCACCTTGCCATTCTGATTGATAGCCATTAAAGGGTTACCGCTTCCGTAAATTTGAAATAGGTTATTTGCTGTAATATTGCATCCTAAGTTCCAATTATTTAAGCTGCCATCTGAATTTTTAGCACTAATATCCCAAGTCGTTCTTTGACCATTACCTGCTGTCGTTTGATAGAATCTGTCATTAATCGTAAGACTACTTGAAAACGTGGCTGCCCCTATTGGTGAAATACTTAATAATGTATTTGCTGAACTTTGGGCATCATTCCATAATCTTAATTGCATTATATCATTTACTCCTCCTGCTGCGACTGCTCTCCATTCATAAATTCTACTATTTGCTGTTCCTGATGTTACCCTGAATCTAATTGCCGGGTCTATTGATTCAACATTTATTGAACCATTGGCAGCCGTTGTTTGTGCATTTGCATTTAAAAATGAACTAAATCTGCCTGTTCCATTTACATCAAATTTAAATCCGGAATTTGTTTGTGTTCCAATTGCAAAATTGCCTCCTGAAAAAATTCTGACTTTTTCTGTATAATCAACCTCTGTTCTTGTATTAAATACAATATCGCCTGATAAATTTCCGGATGTTTTTACACCAATTGATGCACGTGGATCTAAATTTGAATTTGATGAATTATTTAATGCAAAACCAATACTAGCATCATTTCCAATTGCATAATTTGCCGAATTAACAATCATCAATGTCCCGTGATTGACATCACCCTGATTAACTGAATTTATAAATCGTACAACTCCATTGTAAGCAACGGTTCCAATTACTTCTAATTTTGATGTGCCAATATTTGGAACATTTGTTCCAATTATTACATTTGTTCCATTATCAAAAACTAAACTATTGCCCAATGCACTTCCTGATGTCCATTTTGACAAATAATTTGTTGTTCCTGAACCCGAAACCCCTGAAAATGTCGAAACTGATCCATCTGCCATCAAATATTGACTTGATGTGCCACCCGATTTTATAAATGAGGCTGATGTCAATGTGCCGGTATTTATTGCATTTCCTGATGGTGTTATTTGGAATTTTGTTGCACCGGCCGTTTGGTCATAAATATAAAAATACCCTGAATCAACAAATAATGTGTAATCCGGATTATTATCTGTATCGGTAAAATACAACTTTGGTTCTGCACCGCTAATTGTCATATTCCCTGTGAACACAGGATTAGCCGCATCCGCTTTCAATGCAAGTTTTGCCAATACCGCATTTGAATTTGGATATTCTGTGTCACTTGCCAATAAATTTGACACCATTTTATCCAAACGTTGGTATGTACTTGCTGCCGTTGAAATCAACAAATAATTGGCCAATGATGCCGATGTCACGTATGTACTTGAATCAATTGATCCATCTGCTTTTAAAAATTGTGTTGCCGTACCGCCTGACTTTGCAATTGTTCCCACAATTAAATCACCGGCAATGGTTGTCACACCTGATGAATTAATCACAAAACGTGTTGCACCGGCTGTTTGGTCGTATATTCTAAAAAATCCGGCATCTGCTCCGATGAAATAATCAGGGTTTTGATCTGTATCCGTGAAATATAATTTAGGTTCTGCGCCCGAAATAGTCATATTGCCGGTAAATACCGGGTTTTCTGCGTTTGCTTTTAATGCTAATGCTGCAATGACTGCGTTTGAATTTGGGTATTCCGTTGAACTTGCAAGTAAATTGGAAACCATTTTATCCAACCTTTGTGGTGTGTATCCTAATGCATCATCAATGGTTCTATTTCTCCACAATTGAACACCTGAAATCGTTTGCAAAAATAATCCTTGACCATCCGTTTTTGGTGTGCTGATTAATACATCGGATGATTCATCCAATTCCTGTGTGTTCTGAATCTTAACAAATACCGATCCATTTCCGCCTGCTTTTTTAATAACGTATCCAATTAGCACCAAATGATTTGGCGAAATTGGTTTTGTTGTTGTAAACTGCCCGGCTGTTGCACTTAACCACAATTGATCGCCTTCATTGAATGCCAACGTATTCAATCCGTGAACAATTCCGCTTGTTGTGACAAATCCATCTGATCCGTGCGGAATGCTTTCTGTAACCATTCCCAAGGTTGCCGCAGATAATGATTCCATTGATGCCGATGCCAATGCAACGGATGGCAATTCACCTGTTGATCCTGTCACATAAACCAAATTCCCATCGGTTAATGTTGCCCCTGTATTATTGTGAACTAATACACGCTCTTCCTGTCCAATCTGCAATGTGGTGTCACCATCACCATCTAATAATGAAACCGTTCTATTTGGCGCATCCCAATACATTGTTCCAATTCCTGTTGGTGTACCGGTTGGTGTAGTATCAAATTGAATATATCCTGCATTCAATCCATATTCGCCTAAATTTACATTTGCCGTTGCCCCTGTATATGGCACAAATCCTGTAATTGCCGGAAATGTAGCCAATGAACCATCACCACGAATGTATTGTGAAATCGTACCTGTTGGATTGTTGTATTTGGCATTTAAGGCATTTTGCAAATCAGTTTGATCTGATAATGTGCCCGAAATGTTTCCCCACACGGCTGCCGTTCCTGCAATTGTCCACGATCTATTTGCACTCAAATCATAGGTTGTGCCATTGATTGTCAATGTACGTGCATTGGTCACCGGTGTGTATCCTAATGCCGTGATGATTTGTGAACTCGTGATGCCGGTCAAATAGGTATTTGCATCCAATGATCCATCCGCCTTTAAAAACTGCGTGGCTAAACCATTAGTGACCTTGTATTTGTTTGCTCTTAAAAAACCCTGTGAATCGATGAAAACATTTGAACCACCGCCAAAACCATCTGTGATTTGCTTTTCGCTTGCTGTTAGAATGTCATTGTCGATTGTTTTCAACAATGCTTTGTATGTTTCCGCTACTAATTGACCGGTTAATGATGCCATTTTCTACCTGCTTATTTTATTGCAAGTTAAAAAATAATCAGCCTTGTTTTATAGAACACGTAACCGATAATCATGACTGATTCAAAAAAGATGGTGATTATGGCCCACGATGGCACCACATTTTTAATCACTTCTTTGTTCGAAATCTGAACATTGTCCGATTTTGATGATTGGTATTTGGATTTGTAAACAGATTCGATTGAATCAATATCAATTTTGGCCTCAATTCTGCCACGTGTTGAACGTAATGTGATTGTGCCTTGTGGTATTACAAATTTGGAATAAAAGGCCGTTAAAATGCCGGCAGAATCGCACGGATTTTCGATGATAATTGAATCACGGATTGCCTTTGTTTTATAGATAACATTTGATGTGTGGATGGTATCATATTTAACAATCGTATTTTCTTTTATGATTGTTTTTGATGGTTTGCAACTTGCAAACAAAATAATGGCGATGATTAGGAATTTTTTCATTTTGGGATTATTTAACAAACTGCGTTTTCAACATTTAACAAATGCTGATATTATTTATAAAATCACGTAACCCTGTGGATCGGTTTTCTTTGCGTTTTTCAATGCTAATAAATCGGAAATCTTTTTACCGAATGCCTTTTGAAAATGTGGTGCATCAACGAATTTCCAATCACCGCCCCATTCCCATCCGTATTTTTTAAATATGGCCACAACCTCCATCCAATCTGCTTTGCCATCGCCATCGAAATCCTTTTTAACATCCCACGATGCTGATGCACCATCAATCAAAACAATGTCCAATGCAAGGCCATAATTATGGAATGAATACCCGCCTTTCGCGTTGGTAACTTTGGTACCCGGTTTTGTTCTGCCAATGGCATACAAATCATCTTGTTCCTTGAATGTTCGTAATGTATAACTGAATCGACAAAATGCTTTGCCTCTTAATGCTCCACAAATTTCATCATAAATGATTCCAACCTCAGCACGCAATTTTGGGTGCATCAATTGAATCCGTTCCAATGTCTTTTGATCTTTCATTATTCCTGATCGGCTTTCTTTTTTGCAGGTTTACCAAGTTTTAAATTATGGTTTTCCTCTCTTAGACTTTCGATTTCAACCGTTAATTCATCCACTTTTTTGCTCAATTGGTCAACTTTCGCTTCCAACTTTTCATTCATTGCCGTTACCATGTCAATCACACGTTGGGAATTTTCTAATTGTATTGTGCTGATGTCCGCATTTTCTTTTCGTTTCCCTAATATCCACGAAATTAATGCTGTGATTGTTGATGATGCTAGGCCAATGATGGCATCCCTTGTTTCCATTATGCTGTTTGTTGGATTTTATTACTGATTTCAACTATGCCACGAAAATACGTGTGATCACGTTCATCATCCACCATGTATGTTGATGATTCCTTTACGCAGGTAAATACATTGAATCCATCCGCAGATAAATCAAAGTAACCATTTGAACGTGTTCTGATTAATTCTAAAATTCTATTTATTGCCTGATTGGCTGTCAATTCACCCCCCGAATCTGATGCGAAACGTGTCACAACTTCAATCCGTGTGATTGTTTCTGTGATATACGATGTCTGATTGAAATCTGTTTCATCAGATGAAACGGAATACACTAAAATGTATGGAAACGATGCCGATGATGGAACCCGGTTGTAAACACCAAATGTCACACCGCCAATCACAACGTTATTTGTCAAACGTGTAATGATCGCCTTGCGAATAAATTGAATCGGTTCTAACATTATTTAGTCAATTGTTTTAATTTTTGGTACAATCGTACATTTAGTAAACGTAATTCTGTGCGAATAGCAGGAAAAAAGAATGGCCGGGCATACATTGCCTGTTTCTTGATTCCTTTGCCTTTCCATTGGGCCGCATAACTCGCAGGGAATCCGGCCTCTTGTAAAAACTTTAATGTGACACCACGACCTGTTCCAAATTCAACATATGGGGCATATGGTGCACGTGAAAAAACAACAACAGAATTTTCGTTTTGCCTTTCGAAATTGGTTTGATTTCTCAAATTTCCTGTATCGTGTGGGGCCGTAGATTTCATTCTGCCAACCATCTGCATTGCTGTTGTGGTCAATTCGTTTGACAATTCCTGTTTAGAGAATTTTGCCAATTGATCCATCCGCTTTCGCAGATCATCCATTTGTTTCGAATCGACCTTTATTTTAATCATTACCCCTCAATTTTTGTGGCTGTCATTTTTACCCAAAAATTCTCAAACGTTTGAAATCCTGAATTGATGCGATACAATGCCAAAAATCCTTCAACTTGCAACACATCCTCATTTGCAATCAAATTGGCTGTTTCCTTTCTGATTGTGATCTCAATTTCGGTTGATTTTAATCTGATGCCCATGCGTTCATCAATATCACCCTTTGTTTCTTGCACACGGCACCATACGGTGTCAATTGTCACATATCCGCCCGGTGTAGTTCCACCATATCCATCATCGGATTTGGCCATCCTTTTAATTAGGATGCGTTGTTTTAAAATTGATGCCGTGTTGTTTGTTGCCATTAGATAAATACCGCTTTTATGCCATCCAATAATTTAGCCGATGCACTTGGAACCTCATTCACGGTCATCCCGGTCACAAAATCCGTGCGATTGTCATAATAGGTCGAAACCATCATCAACAATGCCTGTTTCAATAAACCATCACTCATCCCCTCCGTTGTGAAATCAATTTTGATGTTGGTTCCTAATGGCTCAATTTCCACCATTGGATCACCTAATCCAAAAACAGAAAATGAAACAGATACACCCTTCACCGTAACTGCATCAACTGATGCAACCGGGCCGAATGGAACATCAATGAATCCTGTTGTTGATTCATCAAGGTAATATGTGCGTTCCTTTGCAATAATGTCACGGCTCATGTAGTTTTCCGCCGCTGTGTGTGCTGCCTCGATCATCAAATCAATCAACAAATCATCCGCTGTTGTATCAATCCTGATGTAATTCTTTGCATCTGTGCGTGAAATGATTGGAACACCAATCACATCATTAATCTTGATCTGCCGCATCCTTTTTTGCTTTGTTGCCCTTTGTCTTATAAACTATTTTTTCTTCCTTTGTTTCAACCTCTACGGCCTCCACTTTGATTTCTGCAATCTCCGCAACCGGTTTTTCTTCATCCGGTTTAACTGCAAAATTATTTGCCAAATAATGTCTTTCAACATCAGCCGAAACATTAACGATTTCGCCGGCTCTGTGGTATCCTGTTTTATTATCAAATACCGTTTTTCTCATTAAAACTTTGCCCATAATTGTGCTATTTTTTGAACAAATATAAAAAGAAAAGCCACCCAATATTTAGGTGGCCTCTCTTAATTTGGAATTGTATTAAAACTAAACCCCGATTGCAGCGATGTCCGTTGCAAATGTACCCTTAACGATTGCTAATGGTGCGTAGTTAGTTAATGCAATACGCTCTTGTAAACGTACCGTTACAAAACCATCACGAACGTTTGTTCCATCTTCACGGAAAAACTCTAATGATAAGTTTTCACGGATCCACATTTGTGTTCCTAAACCGAAATTACCTACCAAGTAAGTTCCTGCCGTTACCGCTGTGTTGATTACAACCGGTACCCCTAAGAATTGTGGCTGTAAACCTGCGTAAACCTGATCTTTTAAATACTCATTTGTTGTTGACTTCAACAATAAGATTTTTGCAAAATCTGTTGGGTTTACCATGATGTAATCCGGGCGATAATTAACCAATGCTAATTGATTGATTGCAACCGTTAAAACATCAAATTGGTTTGCTGCTGTGATTGAATCTGCAAATGCACCTGCTGCAAATGCTGTTGATCCTGATGTCACTATACCTGAAATGTTCGGTGCCGTTCCGTTACCATAAAGCAATTGAGCATCCTCAACCGTTAATAATTTCTCAGGTGCACGTGCCGCTAAATATGATGTTAATTGTGCTGTATCAGCCAACATTTCCTCAGAAATACGGAAATATGTTCCAACTTTCTGAACGTTTGCATCGTATGCTGTTAAATCGAAATCTGATTCAGGCAATGTTGAACCTTGTGCTGTTGCTGCTGCACCGTTGTCATATGCTGATTCACGTACGTAACGAACAACCTCTGCGTTTGTAGAACCTTGTGCTAACAATTGGCGAACGTGTACCGGACGCGTTGGATCGTACTTGATACCCGGAACGTATTGTGCCGGAATAACTTCACCTGTGAAATTAGCCGCAACGGTCATAT